AATGGAATGAGGATCAGATAACAGTTAGGGAAGTATTGAGTGCCATCAATCGGCAACCACTCTTCGGCCATACTACTGGAAGACATGGAAAGACTATGTGGATGTGTTTTATGAAACTGCCAATTAACTAATAACGGTATAGAAAGGAATGAATTATGAATAAAAGAACAATTCAAATAGATGTTATCGGTCCGATAGAAGAAACTGAATTAATGAAATGTAAATTGTATGTTGATGGTCGTGTGTGTGTAATCGGAATGTCACTATATGACTATGAAGAGTTAATGCGAGAAAAAGTGTTTATCCGGGATGGTAAGAGCGTTGATTCTGCTGGTGTGATAAACACGACTAACACTTTCATCGAAAAAGATTAATATTTAAAACGATATAGAAATGAGTAAAACAACAATTTATTACCTATTCCTAGTAGTAATGTATATGCTTTTAGGATAGGTGGAAAGGAGAAATATGGATAAAGATAAATTCAACAAAGCAATAGAAATCAACAATAAAATAGAGGAATACAAAGATCATAAGATGGCACTTGAAAATTCTAACATAAAATATGGTGGTGGATTGATATTTACATACAACAGAATGCACAATGATGTACCATTAAAGGAAGAAATTTTTGGTAAGAATTTCCTTCAGTGCTATATGTATGCTTTGGATAGTAAGATAAAAGAATTACAAAAAGAGTTTGACGAATTATGAGAATAATATAGAAAATGAGTAAATCAGAAGAATATATTGAAATCAAGAGTTTTGTGGTAGTCAATCCCAACTTCCCGGTTATCACAAAAGAAAGTGCTCTTAAAGCCGTTGCAATGGCAGAGGAAGAAATGAAACGGAAAGCCATCGAAGTTCTTTCCTCTGTTTTGGATAACTGGGTGCATGGTGGTGACGCAGACTGTATCATTGCGGAGTTTGAGGAAAGATTAAATATCGGATAAAAACAGAACGGGCGCCCTGCGGCATACAATAATATGCGGGGCGCCCGTTGTCAATGAGAAGTTATCGTGTTTCTTTCCGCAGTCTTTCCCTGACCTGCCGCTCCGTGAATCCGAATGCCGCGGCGAACTGTTTGAATTTCTCCTTCTGCCCGGAGGGGAGAAGGGAGTACAGGCTTGAGAACGGCGTGCCGCCTTCCAGCGCTTTCCTGATTTCTTTCTTTTTCATATAAGTTCCTTTATCTGTTTCTTACAACATTCACAATCACACAGCAGCAACCTGGCCTTGTCGAACATCTTCTGTCCTATATTGCCGGACAGGTAGCATATCTCCTCACCCCACGGGTCGATCCCCAGCGCCTTTGCCATGTGCGCTTCCAGGTGCTTCCTTTCGTGGTCATAGGAGTTCTGGAACTCGGCGGGCGACGATGTGGTCCCTATCACCATGACCGTCTGCCTTGTGCCGTAGTTGGAATAGGTGAGTCCGGTATCCGGTTTGCCGGAGGACAGGTTCCTGTACGCCGTTTCCAGATCATCCCCGCGGCAGCCTATGTCATAGAGCCTGCCCATGATCTCGTCGGTGTAGTAACAGTCCACGGCATAGTAGACTTCCACCTTCCATCCGTACTCCTCTATGTCAAACCGCTGGCGGATCATAACATCTCGTCCCATTCCACCGGTTCCCCGGCCCTTGTCATTTTCGCATACCACATACACATGACCATGCCTTCCGGAGCGTCATGGTCATCTATGATATCCTTGACGTAGAGTGCCAGATGGGGCTCGTCGGCAATGGAGGACTTGAAACAGTCCGCTTTTGCCTGGTTGGCCACGTATACATAGTCATATAATGTGTTGTTCTCCACCCTGACCCCGTTCTTGGCCAGAAGCTCGTCCACCTTGTCCTTGGTCATGGGTTCGATCTTCTCGCTTTTTCCGGTTGCCGGGTTCATCCTGCGCATGAGCGACACGGCGAAGTCGCACAGCTTCTTGTTGAAGTGCCAGCCATTGTGCCGGAGGTACGCCGTCATCTCCTTTGGCCGGTCATCATATATGTCCAGAGGTTCCTTTGTCCTGTTCATGGTCTTCTTGTTAGCCGGGACGGGGGAATCCTCCGTCCCGGCGGGTTAAACTAACGGTATCTTGAATAGCGTCCTGTTCCGGGCACTCCGCGGCGCTGGCCCATCGAGCCGCCGCCATAACGGTTCCCGTATCCTCCGCCGTATCCGCCACGGTTTCCATAACCGCCACGTTGTCCCATGTCGTCATACTCGTCATAGTCATCGTATCCGTCGTCGCGCTGTCCCATGCCGCTCCCTTCCGAGAGTTCCTCAATGCACTGCATGAGCTTGCCGCCATACTTGAGCATTTTTTCGGCATAACCGGACATTCTCTCGACCTTGCTGTCTTCTATCTCGATCATCATCATACTTGTTGTTTTTTAGGATTGTTCGTACTGGGCCTTTCCGCGGGTTTAAGCAGTTCGGCCATCATGGCCTTCAGCTCGGATATCTCCTCCCTGAGAGCCTTGTTTTCCGCCTCCTGTCTCTGCCTTTCGGCAAACTCGGGATTCAGGATCTCCATCATCTTGCCGCAGGCATCCACTATGGCACGGTGGTGGTCTATGCTCCTGAGTATCTCCGCGGACCTGTTCCTCATGGCCGCCACCTCGGAGTTCATCGACTCCCTTGATCCGGATATGACCATGTTCCCGCCTCCGGGGAAATTCGCGTCGGCGATGTCCGCCCCCGCTGGTATCTTCTGGAACGTGACGGTCTGTTCGCCGACCTTGACGGTGATGTCCACCACCATCTTCATCGGCTGGCCGAACATCACCGGCTGTGTCCCGTCCGGGACCGGGTTGGATACTCCCGCAATGGCACCGACCTCCACATAAGGCGTCCCGTCCTTATGGAGTATGTAAAACTGGCTGTTGACTCTTAAATTCTGGAAAGGCATAATTGTTTCTCTTTAAATGGAGGGATTCCTCCCTCCGTGTTCTTAAACTACTCCGGTCATTATCTGCAGGGTGTTTGTCGTCCTGTCGAACCAGAACTCGAACACTCCCGTACCGGGGATGTCGGCCGCCGTCAGCGCTTCCCCGTTGTACTTGGTCACGGCCTGTGTCACCCCGTTTGTCTCGAACAGGACCGGCAGCGTCCCGGTTGTTCCTGTGGGAACGGCCTGCGCCAGGTCAATGTAGATGGTGCCCCTGTACCATGCGTTCACGAATGAATGGTTCGGGAAGGAGAACACCACATTGTCGGCGGTGACATTCACTCCGGATGTGACTATTGCGGCCGATCCGCGTCTGTTAACGAATTGAAAAGGAAATGGCATGATTACCTCCTTTCTCCGGGTCAACCCCAGAAACCGTTACCCGCCCCGAAACCGAAGCCGTATCCAAGACCATATTGGGCCGCCACACAGGTGGGGATTCCTACAACCGGGCTGTACGGCACCTTGGCCACTTCGGGCTGGTTGCACTCAATCTTCGCCAGACGGGCGCTCAGATCACCCAGCGCGGCGTTGACAGGCGCGATGGTCTGTGCGGACACCTGTGCGAAATACGCGTTCTGGTGCTCCTGCGAGAGCTGGTTGACAAGCGTGCTGTTTCTTTCCCGCAACGTGTCGATCTTGTCAAGCAGCGCCTGGTTCTGCATGGCGTCCAGCTTGCTGATGATGGCGTTGGTGTTGGCCGTGCCTGCGTCACGCAATGCGAGCGTGTTCTGGTTGGCCGTGTTCACCAGGGTGTTTGTCTGGTTGCAGACGGACAGCCGGTTCTCGTAGCCCATTCTGGTGATGTTCTCGTTTGTCTGGCAGCAGCACTGGCAGATCTGCGACTGGATGGCGTTATTGCCCTGCATGATCGCGGTGACGATCTGGTTGGTGTTCATGCCCATCTGGTTGCCGATGTTGCATATCTGCATGCCAAGACCGTTTATGGCGGCCTGTACGGCATCGGAAGAGGTGTTCAACGCGGTGGCCAGGCTCTGGATGTCGTATCCGTTGCGTTGTACGGCCTGCATGATCACGGCGGTGTTCGCGTCGTTCTGCACGAAGGGTACCACGCCGCCCTGTCCGTTGCCCATCATTCCGCCACGGGCGCCGCCGAAGCCTCCCATGCCTCCCCATCCCATCAGGATGAACAGAAGCAGGATAGCGAACAGATCGTCACCCCAGCCGTTGCCGTTACGGCTGTTGCCGTTTCCCATCAGCGCCAGGATGTTCGGATCCACACCGCGCTGTTGCATCAGCGCCGGAAGCATGGCCAGAATGCCGTTGGTGCCGCCTCCGGAGTTCCCGTTCTCGGGGAACACAAAAGTTCTTGATTCACTCATAGTTGTATTTGTATTTTGTAGTTCCGGTCACTAATCCGACCGTGGTGCAAACATACTCAACTACACGTGCTCCGTCGAGCGTCCTGTTCTGATGTGTTTCCTTATTTGTTCCAGATATATTCCGATCATCGGCGAGGTGATGTTCCGGGCCAGCAGGTGCCGTATCCCCCGTGCCGTGCGGTTGGTCATCCCCGCTATCTGGTCCGGATACAGGCCGGCTTCCGAGAGCAGCCTGACAAGCACATATCTGGCGTCCGTGGACTCCATGTCCCTGAAATCGCCCAGTATCCGTTCCTTCGGCACTTCCGTTTCACGCTCGGTCAGGCCGAGCAGGTTGAAGAAAATTTCGCTCTTGCACATAAACTTCCAATTTTTATTATTACTTTTGTGCACCACATAAAACATAGCGCAATTATTCACGTTAAGGACATTAGCCCTCAGCGTGTGGATGATTGCGCTATCTTTTTCGTTTTTTATGTGGTAATTTAAAACGGAAGCGTTGAGGGCTTTTTTATTATTAACCCTCCCTTTGTTGCATATTTATTTCATAATCACTACCTTTGTCATACAGGTATCAGGTGTTATCATCAAAACAAGTTTTCAGGGTATGTCAAGAGGTCGCAGTTCGGAACTGATCATGAAGCGTAACGAGGCACTGTTGCGCCGCTATTATTATTGGACGGAAATCCAGCGTCTTCGTTTTGACGACGCGTTGAAGATCCTTTCCGAGAAGGAGTTCTTCATCAGCGTGGACCGCATCATGGCCATCATCCGTTCAAACTGCAACAGACTGAAGGATATCGATGTCAAGCCGGTCCCCAAAATAAAGAAGCCCCGTCTTACCGCCGCCCAGCTCTCCCTTTTTACCGACTGACCGCATTATCCCACACGGTACATTCATAGTGTGTCTCATAGACCTTTATCCCCCTGGGCATCGTGTGGAACCTGCTTCTTTTCCTCACAAGCGGTGTCTGGCAGCATTCAGGTTTGTACATCTGCAGAAGCGCGTCCACCTCTTTCATCCGTTCCATTCTTCCGGCGGCCTTGTCCGCCGTGCCGCTGGTGTAATGCGTGTCATCATAGCAGTCAACAGCCAGCCTGACAATGACCGATACCGTTCCTTTCTGCATGTATCCGCCCGCCCCTCCCAGTGTCTGCCATTCCACCTCGGGCGTGTCAACCAGCACCATGGGGAATACCATCGGATAGGTTTCGGAGTCCCCGTCGTCACGGTAGAGCATGTCCAGCTGCCCGTAATCCTCGTCCACCTGTTTGTTCAGCCATGCTATGTTGTCGGCTATTCTTTTCTGAATGTCATTGAATAAAGTTTCCATGTCATTTTAACAATATATTGGTTATTTCCTTTTCCGTTTCCTTTCTCGTCATTTCACGCAGCTCCCGGCTTGGTCCGATGAACTGTCGCCGGGGCATGTCCGCCTTAACGTCAAGCCTCTGTTTCCTTGTCAGGGCCATCGCCTTCCATTTCAGGGCTTCGGGCGGTGCCGCCTCTGCCTTCTGCCTGCGGGCCTTTTTCCCCATCCTTCTGGTGATGCCCGCTTCCTTGAAGTACATCCTCCATGCCATCTTCCGCATCTTGGCGGTCACTCTCGGATGTGTGGTCATGCGTCCCCCGTAGTTGTGGATTCCCGCATATTCCACGGTATTCCGTATCGTCACCTTGTAAGGCTCCGCCACATACACCGAACTTCGGGACAGGCGGTTACGCCGGCTTAGCAGGGGACCGTATGCGCCCGCCGCCCCCTTGGCGGAATTCTGTCTCCTTGTTCTCTTCCAGGGATGCAGCCCTCCGTCATAAAAACCTCCCTCGCGGAAATTCCTGTTTACAAGGTTCACCGCTTTTGCCCCGATCCTGCGGGGCAGCGTCCTGCTGAAGGCCTTCCGGATTTCCTTCTCCTTTCTGCGGAGTTCCCTGACGGCGTCATTCACATTCATTTTTTTCTCCTTTCCATAAAGTCCCTTACGGTTTTTTCAGCCGAAGGATACGCATGGGCGATATAGGGATGCGTGTCGCTGAACAGCTTTCCGTCCTCCTCCGGGTTGTTGTCCAGCCCTGGTGAGGGCCGATAGTCCGATAACGGCACATCATACCCGGGCGTCGGCTTGTCGTCCGTCTGCTCCAGCGAGCATTTGCAGTTCCACCGGTCTCCGGGGCGATGGCTTTTCCAAAATCTATGTCCTTTGGGCAAAGTCAGGTCAATCCCCCAGAACTGGGCATGTACGGGATCGGGTTCCGCGCTGGTGGTGGGAAGCCACCGCAGGTTCGGAAGGATGTCCGCATCCCTGTCGAACAGCTTCCAGTCAGCCGCCTGGCGGGCACGCAGTACCGCCGTATCGTACTCGGTTTCGAGCCAAGCCGTATTGTACGTGCCGATAATCGCCTGCACGTCTTCCTGGAACCGGGAAAAAGGTTTCAGTCTTCCCTTTTCGTCCAGCAGTTGCGAGGCAATGTCGTTCTGCATCCGGTGGGTGCGGAAAGCGGAGAACACATCGAGGTTGTCGCGTATCTGCTCCAGGAACACTTCCTCCAGCCTGTCATTGTCGCTTTGACCGAATCCTTCCTCCGCCGCACGGCCGAAAGTTCTGACCGTAGCCAGGAACAGATCCTCGTCTATTTCCGTTCTTACATCAAACGTCCGGTAGAATATATCCCTCAGCACTTTCGCCATCAGCTCCCTTGTGAACTCAAACGAAACGGCCGCCCCCTGCATGCGGGAATCCGCATGGCCGTGACAACGGAGGCAGCGCTCCCCGTAGAGGTCGTCCATTACCATTTTAAAGCCCCTTTCCGCGGGGCGGCGACGAAAAAAGACCTGATACGGTTTACAATACCGTCCTCCTTCCGCTTGTTCCTTTCAGGAGAGGGTTGTTCTTTCTCCTGTGCACCGTTGTCTGCCGGCTTTCCGTTTCCGAAGGCCGTCTCTTCCTTGAGCCGGTCATAGTTGTCCGGTTTAGGGATTCCCGTAGCCTCGTACACGTATTCATCCGATACGGGGGTTCCCATCTGACGCATCCGGGATATGATGTTTATCTCCTGCTCGGCGGTGGTTTCCTTGGGCTTGACATAATAGAATTCCCCGCCCCGTGTGTCGTACCCGAAAGCGGTGAAGATATCGGTCATGTCATAGTTCAGGGTGTTCAGTACCAGGATCCGGTCCGCCTCGTTCAGTTTTTTCTCTCCCTTCTCCTGTACGGTCCCCAGCGCCTGCGTGCCACGTTCCGAGGCCTGCGTGGTGAGCGTGTTTCCCAGCACGATCTTGCTGATCTCGTCATTACATGTGTCGTACAGGGTCCTGTACAGGTCGGAGCTGCCGCTTTTGTTGCCGCTTTCTATCAGTTTCATCTGCGCCTCCTCCGGATGGAGGAACACCGCCGCACCTCCCTGCTCGGCCATATCCTTCACGGCCTGGTCGCGGGCCTGCTCGTCACCGGCGCTGTAGGTATACTCGCGTATGGGCATTCCGAATATCTCGCAGAACTGTGCCCAGTCGGCCATGTCGTTGCGCTTGTATATGACATACGGGGCTATCCTTGCCAGTCTTCCCAGGGAGCGTTTCTCCCCGACAAGGAGCATCGTGTGGTAATTCTCCAGCGGTTCCCCCGTGGTGTCCTCCTGCCGGTGTTTTATCAGCCCCCGCACCGGGTCATAGTTCTTTCTCGGGACGAGCCTGTAGTCCATCCATCCGCTCCCGTCCTTATAGAACTGGAACAGGGAGAACCCCCAGAAATCCGAGTCTATCAGGTCCCCGATGAACCGGTAGAACCAGGGGGAGCGCAACAGGGTGTTGATCCCCTCGTCCGGGACGCCGTTCCTTCTGAACTCGATCTGCGAGCACTGCACTGCCGATTTCCTCTTCTCTATGACGCTTCCCGTATGCCCGTCCATAAGGATGTCCTCATAGAGGTCATACAGCCTCGTCCGCTGTGTGAAGTCCACATTGTTCGCCCCCCTGACGGCCTGCATGTAGTCCGCCATATCCTTCATGAACAGCCTGGGTGCGGTGATAATGACTGTTCCCGGGGTGTTCCTGCCCGGCAGCGGCATGTTGCCGCTTATGGATATTTCTTTTTTTCTTGCCATTTCAATAGTGTGTTACACGTTTGGGATTGCTTCTTATCTGGGTGGGCAGGTTGTTCCTTGCCGTCTCCTCGTCCAGCAGGGGAGCGTCGGCTATGCTGATCTCCACCTTGCTGACCGCCTTGAGCCACTCCATCGCGCGGTCATAACGTTCCTTGCGTATGGGGGAGAACTTCTGGGGGTTGTGGATGCTGCATACATGATAGAGCGTGATGTCCTTGGCGAACATGAGTATGAGCGCGTTCCTTTCCTTGCCCTTTGCGGAGAATATCCTGTCACAGTCATAACGTGCGGACAGGTAGGAGCGCATCTGCGCCACCGCCTGGTCCTCGCATATCTCCACTATGGACTCGTCCTCCCTGATGATGCTGTCCAGGATCTCCCTGTGGATGCTCGCATCGTAGTCATCCGGATTGATGAATTCAGACATGTCGTTTACCTCCTGTACTTGTTTAAACGGCGGATTGCCGCCCTTTCTATTATGACCGGCTTCTCCATGTTCCCCGCCTTCCTGTCTATGGCCCTGTTCCCTCCCTCCACGCAGTCCGGCCCGTCCGCGGGATACGGAAGGGTGAGCTCGAACATCCGGAACTGGTCAACCAGTTCCTTCATGTCCGAGGAGTCTTTCTCCTGTTCGTTGAATATGAGGTTGCCGTCACGGTCCATGGGCTCAAGGTTGGCCTCGATACGGGTTGCCTTGTCGGTCTTGCGTTCCTCGTCGGGGATGATGTTCAGCGGGATGCCGTGTTTCTTGCGCAGCCTGTTCAGATGCTTCTTTAAAACCTGTTTGAAGAAGGGATCCTGCAGCTTGTTGTTCTCCACATAGGCGTAAACGGAAGCCTTTCCTCCCACATGTTTGTACTGTTCGAAGAACGCCTCGATAAAGTCCTCGTTCTTACCCCGGAACACCCTTGCCTTGATCACATACAGCTTTCCCTTGAGCTTGCCCAGCAGGCAGACGGACTTGAAACTGGCCTGTTTCCTCCTGCTCTCCCCCGGGGCCGGGTCCCCGTAAATGACAAGGAACCTGAATTTGTTCAAAGGAGGGACCTTCCCGAATACAAGGTTCTTGAATATGCTCCCTTCGCTGACCGGATTGTTGAAAAATTCCTTCTGTGCCGACGAGGTGCTGATAAGCGACAGGAACAGGTCTATATCCTCTTCGGAGTTCTTTTCCGGCCATGAGGAGACGCCGTCCTTGTCACGGATATTGATAATGTCCGCGTATCCTATTCCTTTCTGTCCGAGTTCCGCAGCCTTTTCGATGGCACGTGTGATGCAGCAGTCCGCCGCAATGATGTTTCCGTTAAACAGCACCCTGTAACGTCCTGAGACGGACATGGTGGGAATCAACGCCTCTTCAAGCCATTTCCACTTGGCCTTGATACGTTCCGGATTCCGGCATTCCTCGTCGGTGTCTATATCATCGATAAGGATGAAGTCCGGACGGAAGTTCTTGTTACGGGTACCGCGTGGCGACTGTCCGGCACCGATAGCCCGGAAGGAACAGCCGCACTGGCATGTAAATTCCCCTGTTTCCCAGGAACCCGGCTTTTTCTGTGTGCCGTAATCCTGGATGATGCGCTGGTTTTCCTCCATATTGGCCATGAAGGGCAGCAGCAGGCGTCCGGCGTTGTCCTGCGAGTTCGAGATAAGCAGCACATTGCGTACCTGCCGGGTAAGCGCCAGCTTGACGATCTCCATCATGGCGCGTGCCGACTTGGCCAGCTCGCGCGACCATGCCCTGACCTCATACCAGCGGTCGTGCCCCATAAGACGCCGTGTCGCTTTTTTATGGAAACCGGCCGGCTCGCAGGTGTAATACTGTGCGAAATAGTAACGGAACCACGCTTCATTATCCGCCTCCAGCCGTTTCTTGCGTTCCTCTATTTCAGCGGTGGAGTCGGACGGGTTAATGTCCGAACTCTCCCGGACGGATGCCACCAGGTCGTTCCATTCCGCCAGTTCGGCCCTGTCCCGGGGGGTAAGTCTGAGTTTTGCCATAGCCTTACAGTTTGGATTTTACATAGGCGTCCAGCAGCGGGACTATCTCCTTGCTGCGTGCCATGTCATAAGTGCGCAGCCACTTGACAAAACTCTTGAAAACCGAAAGGATGTCAGCCAGCCCCACATCCGTTTCCATCTTTTTGATGGACCCGGTTATTTTGGCTATGGTGTCCGATTCGGCCGTGCTGGCGAATCTTTCCCCCTCGGGTCTCCCGTTGATGGCATTGTTCAGCTCGGCAAGCTGGAGATACAGGTTCTTGAGCTGTTCTTCCCGTGTCATGGTGATGGATACCTTGTACCGTTCCCAATTGCCTTCACCGGCCCACCGGGAAACAGTCTGACGTTTTACTCCCACACGCTCGGCAATCTCCGCGTGTGTCAGTTCTTCGTTAAGGTAAATAGTCCTTGCAAAATCTTTTTTCTGCCTGCTGGTCAGTTCCGCCATTTCTATCTTTTTTTATTTACGGCAAAATTCGTATTTAAATATTTGATTTGCAATATATTGAATTTATGACACTGTTTTATGACGTCATCATGCTGTCGTAAAGTTGCATCATGCCCCAAGGGTGTTGATTGCAGTAAAAAAACTCTCCATATTTGCACCGTAATTTTAAGACGACCGATGAAAAAGCGATACTTTAACATGATACCCTCCCCTGATACCGCCTGCATCCTCCTGTATGGGGAGATCGGCGGTTTTGACGGGATCAACGACAAGGACATTGTTTCCGAGCTGTATGAATACGCCTCCATGTACAGGAGCATAGACGTGCGTGTGAACTCCCCGGGAGGGAGCGTGTATGCAGGCATGGCCATATTCAACGCCCTCAGGGCCAGCGATGCGGATATAACCATCTATATCGACGGTATTGCCGCAAGCATGGCCAGTGTCATCGCCCTGTGCGGGAAACCGGTATATATGAGCCAGTACGCCCGTCTGATGCTCCATAACCCTTACGGGGGATGTTACGGCAACAAGGAGGAGATGAAAGCCGTCGCCGAGCAGCTGGAGGCGCTGGAGGATACGCTTGCGGACATGTACGCTTCCAAGACCGGGAAGACCCGTGAGGAGATAAAGGATGCCTATTTCGATGGGAAGGACCATTGGATTACCGCCAGGGAAGCCAGGGAGATGGGATTCATTGACGGTATCTATGATATCGGCGAGAGAGTGGATGCCGGGACACCGCAGGAGGTTTATGCCGCATTCCAGGCCCGGCTGGACAATCAAACATTAAATACAGGTAATATGATGTATGAAGAATTGAAGAAGAGACCATCCTTCGCCTCGTGTGCGACGGATGAGGACGTAGTGCGCACGCTCTCCTCCCTTGAAAACAAGGCGGGACAGTATGACGCGCTGGTAAAGGAACGTGACACGCTCAAGGCGAGTCTGGACGGATATGTCGAGAAGGAGCGCGAGGCCAGAAAGGCCGAGATCAGGAATCTTCTCGAGGACGCCATGCAGGACGGGCGTATCGCCCCATCCGACCGTGACGCGTATCAGGCGGTGCTGGAGAAGGATTATGAGAACGGGAGAAGGATTGTCGACGGGCTTGCGAAGAAAAAAAGCGTGGATGATGTTCCGGATACCCCGCTACAGGACAAATCCGGATGGAATGACAATTGGAAAGAAATCCGGAAAAAGAACGGTTTTAATTAAAAAATGAAAAGATTATGGCTGTAACTATTAAGAATACGAATTATGACGGTGAGGTACTCGACAGGATACTCACCAAGGCGGCCACAGGCAACGAGCTGGTACAGAAGGGGCTGATCAACCTCGTGCCCAATGTGACGAAGAAGTACTCCATTCCCCGGCTGAAAACGAACAAGATGCTGCGCAAACGCGTGGAACAGCCTGAGGACAAGGACTCCAAAGGGGATTTCATTTATTCGGAGAAGGTGCTTGAACCGAAAGACTTCATGGCCTTTACCACGTTCAATCCCCGCTCTTTCGAGCAGATATGGCGTCCGTTCCAGCCCAAAGGGGAACTGGTATTCCGGGAGCTTCCCCCCAATGTGCAGAACGTCCTTCTGAAAGCCTTGTCCGACCAGGTGGATTTTGAACTCGGATACCACTTCGTCAACGGCATCTATGTCGATGATGAGGAGGATGACGAGCACCTGTTCAACGGCATTCTGATGCGTGTCTATGAAGATCCTGAGGTAATCCGTGTGAACTCCCCGAAAGACGACACCATGATTGAACGTCTGATGCGCGTGCGCAAGGCAACTCCCCAGGTTCTCCGCAACAATCCCAATTTTGTGTATATCATGTCCGTTGACGATGCCGACCGGTATGACGACGAGCTTATCCTGCGTGAGGGAAAGGGCGTGAACTGGACTGATACCAGCGCCATGCGCTTCAAGGGAACTACGATCAAGACCGTATCCTCATGGCCGGACGGCTTGATCATCGGAACAGTGGCTACACCGACCGAACAGTCCAACTTCTGGGGAGCGGTCAACCTGCAGAACGACTTTAACGTGATCCAGATTGACAAGCTGACCAATGCCGGAGAACGTTACTTCTTCAAGATGCTCATGACCGCGGACACGAACACGGCGTTCGGTGAGGAGGTGGTCATGCTGGACGCGCGTGAGGGGAATGTCATCACAACGTCCAACACCACGATCACAATGAAATCGCAGGATGACGCCATCGAGCTGACTCCCGGAACAGACCAGACCTATACCATTGAGGCGGCCGCGGTACATGCGGGAGCGCGCCTGTCTGTGTCCAACAAATCGGCTGAGCATAAAGCGACCGTGCAGAGTACGGAAGTCGCGCCAGGCAAGACTGTATCCCTCTATTATGACGGAAAGTCATGGTTTGAGGGGGATGTGAAGGAAATAACACTTTCAAGCGATCTTGCCGGACAGGAAAGCAAGGCTGCTGTCAGTGCATCTGCGGAAAGTCTGGAGGTTTGATTATGGCGACACCAAGAGGACTACGAAACAATAACCCCGGAAACCTCCGCCTGTCAGGTGACAGGTGGAAGGGCCTCCGCCCGGTGCAGACGGACAAGGAGTTCTGCCAGTTCACCGACATGAGATACGGCTACCGTGCCATGCTCATCACCTTGAGGAACTACCGGAAGAAACACGGTTTGAAGACCCTCTCCCTTATGATCGGGCGTTACGCCCCGTCCACGGAGAACGACACCCGCGCCTACCTTTCAAGCGTATGCGGCGAGCTGCAGGTTCCAACCACCTACGAGCCGGACGTGGATGACAAGGGGACGATGTGCCGTCTGGCCGCCGCGATGAGCCGGGTGGAGAACGGCGTGCCTGCCGTCATGGCGGACATAGAGGCCGGCTGGGACATGATCTGAAAAATGATATGCGTATGGACTGGGGCACTGTATTCGAACTTCTCCAGCAGTGGCTGGCCCCCACGGGGTGCATAGCCATGGCAATAGGCTGGTGGCGTGACCGCAGGCTCGTCAAGGTCCGTGCGGTCAAGGAGAACGAGGGCACATACAAGCAGTTGTATGACGACCTCTCCGAGACGACTTTACATTTAAGTGACCAAATACGAAAAGTCAATGAGAAAATTATCGTTCTGGAACAGGCGCTGCGTAAATGTTACCAGTGCAAGTATGCTGACCGCTGTCCTGCTGTTGTCTGGATGCGCAGCAAACAGGGAGAGCCGAACAGCCGTCCGCTCGGGCTCTCTTCAGAGGAGCGTAACCGGGGAAATAATCTTCGGCAAGGCCCCGACGACTCTGACGAGCCTGGCACTGAAACCCGGGCTCCTCCGGACGATAGGCGGCCTTCCGGCCGGCATGGGCGTGACGGAGCAGCATGAGGGGCTGGACCTGAGGGTGGAGTCAGACGGGGAAGGCGGCGTGAACGTCACGGCCGTCTCGTATGCCCGGCCGGAGATCACCGTAAGGGAGACCTCGGATATGAGGTTGGAGTCAGAGGAGGCTACGGCCGGGGAAAAACAGCCGGTTCCCTCTTTTTGGGACCGGACAAGGACGAAGGTGTTGTGCTGTTTTGTCCTCCTGCTTCTCTTCTGGGGACTCCGGCGGTTTAAAGACAAATCAAGGAACAATTAAAACATGAATCATTATGGCAGAAACGAATACCGGCGCCATCTATGGCGTGAAAGCTCTCAAACATAACGGGAAGGCTCTCGGGCTGATATCCGAGGACGGGCTGCAGCCCGGAGGCGACTCGCCTTCCAAGACCCGCATCTGGGCGGCGCAGAAACGCAACGCGCCGTTCGCGGTGCTCAAGTCCACACCGGGAACCAAGACATGGACGTTCACGCTCATCGAGCTGTCCGCGGACAACATGATACAGGTGATGGGCGGGACGAAGGAAAGCACCGGGGTCTATGTGCCCCCGACGGAGGACAAGGACGTGCAGGGCGTGTTCGACATCGAGACCGTGACGGGACACACGATCCGTATCTATAACGGGGTGCTCACATGCAATTTCGCCAACGGGATCAACTTCAGCAACGTGCTGGGCATCGAGTGCGAGCTGGAGATGCAGGATGCCGGGGAGAAGCCTCCCTACAAGATCTTCGCCCCGGGTGACAGTGTACCGGAATATACCGAGTAATGACGGAAGGGAAGGACACACGAAGTCGGGCGGCGGACATGCTGCTTGACATCGGCATCCGCATTCCGGTGATGCCGCTCAGGCCCTTTAAAAAACGCCCCGGGAAATCCTTCCTTGTCATGCGCCGTCCGCCCGCCGGGGCGGTCATCCGCATAGCAAGGCGGTACCTGGAGCTCGGCGTCACCCCGGAGGATATCAGGGCGATGGACTATGAAGAAAGGATGCGGTTCGTGGCGGAGAAGGGAAAGGCGGTCAGCCGGATGGTCGCGCTGGCCGTATGCACCGGATGGCTCTCGGGGATGCTGTTCTCCGGCCCTGTGGCATGGTATCTCAGATGGAGGGTGCATCCGGCGATGCTCTCCGCTGCCCTCATCGAGCTGCTCAGGGGCATGGACATACAGCCTTTTTGCAATACTATTCCGTTGGCGTCCAGAACGGCGGAGCTGTTGGAGCCGATAGGAAGCCGGGAAAGGAAAACGGGTTAACGGGCCGGCAGGAAGGCCCCCATAGCGTTTTCGGAATCATCGCGCAGGCGATGGAACGGTTCGGCAGGTCGAAACGGCACATCCTGTGGAAGATCAGCTACGCCGAGCTGATGCTGATGAACACGGATGTCAGCCGGTACGTGACCAAGGAGGAGCTCCTGGAAAGGGAGCGCAAACGTAGGCCGGACAAATTCACCACTGAATATTTTCAAACAAAACTCGGAGGATAGGAATGGAACCTGTAAGACTGGAGATACTGCTTGACGACAAGACACTGAAGGGGATGCGCTCGGTGGAGGGCAACCTTTCCGGGATAGGCCTGTACGCGAAACAGGTCATCGCACAACTGGAGCAGGAGCTTGCAACCCTGCAGGAACGGTTCAAGCAGGCCATGGCCACAGGTACGAATACCGATGCCCAGATGGCGGACATCCAGGCGCTGCAGGGAGTCATCAGGCAACTGAAAGCGGAACTGCAGGGGCTGGAAGAGCAGAAGAAAAAGACAGGATCCATCCCTCTCATGGGAGATGATCCCGCCCCGAAACTCAATAATGTGAGGATGAGCATGCAGCAGATCGCCCGGGAACTCCCCTCGCTGGCAATGGGTCCCCAGATGTTCTTCCTCGCCATTTCCAACAACATTCCCATGTTCACCGACGCCCTGTCGTCAGCCCGCCAGGAGTATGAGGCGCTGACCAAAGCCGGAAAGAAAGCCACCCCGGTGTGGAAGCAGGTGCTTTCTTCACTGTTCTCGTGGCAGACGGCGCTGGCCGCCCTGATTACCCTGTCCGTCGTATACGGGAAGGAGATCGGCGGATGGGTGAAGAGCCTGTTCGGTGTGAAGGATGCCGCCCTGTCCGTGGCGAAAGCCCAGGAAAAGGTGAATGAATCCTTCAGGAACAGCAGCAGTGATGTGGCGGAACAGGTCACTCTCGTCAGGTCCTTGTCCGAAAGATGGAAGGAACTGGGAGACAACATGTCCGATAAAAAACAGTTCATCACCGAAAACAAGAAGGAGTTCGGGAAACTCGGTGTTGAGGTGGGCAACGTGAATGACGCCGAGAACCTGCTGGTGGACAATACGGACGTGTTCATCGGGGCGATGATTCTCAGGGCCGAAGCTGCCGCAGCGTTCAAACTGGCCACGGAGCAGACGGAGAAGGCCTTGAAAAAACAGAACGAGATAGAGGAAAGGCGGAAGAAGGGTCCGACTTTCTGGGACAGGTTTAGGGCCAATTTCTTCTCTTCCGCGTCCGGATCAGCTACTTATACCCGACAGGCGGACGCTCCCACGGCCGAACAGCTCAGAGAAAATGATATCTCCGCCCTGGAAGAGGAACAGAAGGCAGCGGAGGATACGGCCAAATCCTATATGGACCTGTTCCTTGCAAGGACAAAGGAATGGAAGGAGAGGCTTAAATCGGCAGGCATAAAGGAAGATGACGGCAGGGAAACCAAGGATACGGGCAAATCGGCCCGGGATTATCAGGACGAGCTTGCCGACGCCCGTATCAGGGCACAGCAGAAACTTGAGGCGGCACGCATATCGGTCATGCGGGAAGGTGTAAGGAAACGCCAGGCCCTTGCAAGGCAGGAGCTTGACGAGTCGCTCGCGCAGATCGACAAGGAGGAGCGTGACACCCTCAAGAAAATGGACGAGGCCGAAAAGAAACGGGGTGTGAAGTCCACGTCCGAGGAAAGGCAGGCCGTGAAAGACAACGCCTCGCAGCAGCGTCTTGTCGCCTACCAGCAATATGCGAAGGAATTCTATACCGCCGACAAGGAATGGCAGGAGAAGGACCTGCAGTCCTGGATTGACTATAACAAGGAATACGGCACATACCAGCAGAAACGTCTGGCCATCATGCGGGAATATACCCTTAAATCCTCGAAAGAGAGTCTGAACGGGAATGACAAAAGGATGCTGTCCCGACAACGTGACGAGGCGCTGTCCGAACTTGATTTCAACGAACTGAAGGACACCATCAACTGGGATGTCGTCTTCGGCAATCTGGACAAGGTGGCGAAAAAGGAGCTGCAGAAGGTGAAGCGGCAGATAGTCAGCTTCCGCAACAGCCCGGAATTCAAAAAAAGCGCCACTCCGGAACAGATGCAGGTCATCGAGGAAGCCATCGGGAAGATCGACAGCGAGGTCATCGAGAAAGGAGGTCTGTTCGGCAATCTGACCGAATCCATACGGGAATACTCCGAAGCGGTTGATGAACTGACAGCCGCGCAACGGGATTATGACGAGGCCGTGCGGCAATACGGGGCGGACAGCGCGGAAGCGGAGGCCGCTCGAAAGAAAAGGAACAAGGCGGAAGCCGGGGAGCGCAATGCCGGGAACAATCTGGAAGCCTCGAAGGATAAGGCGGTGAGAAACATCACCGCCGTGGCCGATGCGATGAACACGCTGGGCGAGGCGGACATGAGCCTGTCATCCTTCGGAAGCGCGGTCGGGTCTCTGGTGGACACGCTGTCCGCATCCGGAAGCAAGATCGGCGGCATCATCGCGGCCATACTGGCTATCCTTGACCAGATCGGGCAGAAAGGGCTGGAGGGTTTTGTCGGCAACATTCTCGAAACCGTCATGCACGCCGCAGGAGGATTGTGGGACAGCATCGGACGTCTGTTCGGTGTCAAGGGGCTTGGAGGCATCTTCAAGGGAGCCGACTATTCCGGCTATAACGAGATGGTGGACCAGTACAACCGTCTGAACGAGATATGGGATGAACTGATCGACAAGAAAAAGGAATATATAGAGACCAGCTACGGCGCCGAGGCGCAGAAGGTCGGAGAGGAAGCGCTGGCCCTACAGCGGACCGCCATAGACTCTTACCGGATACTGGGCAAGGAACGTCTGAATTCGGGAGCCAGCACGGGATCGCACTCTATCGGGGTGCGGCAGCGCAAATGGATGTCCTCTCAGGACTGGGCGGCAGCCGGCGCGGCCCTGGGAGAAGACTTCTACAGGTACGGGATCGGGGAAGGACGTATGACCGGGCTGTTCGATCTCTCCGTGGAGCAGCTGGAGAAACTGAAGTCGGAAGCTCCCACATTCTGGGCCAAGCTGGATGATGATGTCAGAAATTACCTGGACAAGATCATTGAAGGTTCGGAAAAACTGGGTGACATACAGGCCCAGATAAAGGAACAGCTCACGCAGATGTCTTTTGACAGCATGCGTGACGCCTTCTATGACACACTGCTTGATATGGAAAGCGGGGCGGAAGACTTCTCGGAGGACTTCAGCGAGTACCTGCAGAAGGCTATCCTCAAGACAAGCCTGTCGAAAGTCTACGACAAGAGGCTTCAGGAATGGTATGACAAGTTTGCCAACTATAACAAGGAAGGAGGTATAGATACCGGGGAATACAAGGACCTCCAGCAGGAATGGAACGATATCGTAAAGGACGCCCTGGAGGAGCGTGACTCGCTGAAGGATATCTTCGGATGGACATCCTCCTCCTCTTCCCAGTCCGGCCGGGCCGGAACCGTCACCTCCATGACCGAGGAAACGGCCGGAAGGCTGGAGGGAATCGGCAACGCGACCCTTGACCATGTCATCAGCATTGACAACAACCTTACGAGGCATCTCGAAGGGATGGCGACATCCCTGGGCAAAATTGCGGGGAATTCGGAGTACCTCAAACACCTCGAGACGATAAACGAGAACATCGCGGAGCTCCGGCGCGGTGTGAAACTGAAAACATAGGACTATGGAAGTGGAGGAAGGATTATTGAGGATAAACGGGACGGACATGGCGTCCCTGGGATGTTTCCTGTACGAGGAGAACGCGGGGGACCATACCAATTACGACTCGCTGATGAAGCCGCCGAAGATGAAGGAGTACACATCCGTCAGCTACCGGGAACTTGACGGCGAGGAGCTGCCCGAAACATTGCTTCCCCGTTACGAGGCGAGGGACATTACGCTGAAGATGGCGGTGGTTGCGGATACACGGACCGGGTGGTTCGAGAACTACAACGCCGTGCTTGCCTTGCTGAAGTCGGGATGGCTGACGCTGGAGGTTCCTGAGATAGGCCGGGTGATGAAGGTCTACCTGAAGGAATATACCCGGTACAGCCAGTTCACGACAATCAGGAATACCGGCCAGCAGGTAGCCGGATTCACGGTCACGCTGCGCGAGCCGAAACCTGTTTCAACCAGTGATTAAAAACGATTTAAAGACATTGTAAATGGAACTTGAAATCTACAACAGGCAGGGAACCCTGAAGAAGAAGGTCAGTCCCGATTCATCGTCCCGGTGGACCGAGGAAGTGGGGGTGGAATTCGTGGTGACGGTGAACTTCACCACCTGGGAGTTCTTCGTCCTGTCGGTCGGCGACTATGTGGAGATATCAGGAAAGCGGTTCTCCATAAAGAAGGAGTACCGCCCGAAAAAGACCGACACACAGAAATACACCTACAATATCAGCTTCTACGGCCGCGAGCACGACATGCAGGACCTGTTGTTCTGCCGTCTGAACCAGGGGGAGGACGATCTGGAGTCCGTCTTCGCCTACGACGGCACGCCGATGGAAATGCTGGAAAAGCTGGTTGCGAACATGAACCGCAACACCGACGGTGTGACGTGGCGTGCAGGCCAGGCCGTCACCGGTGACCGGAAGACCATCAACTTCAACGGCCTGTTCTGCTGGGATGCGGCAGGCGAGATAGCCGGTGCCTGGGAAACCGAGTGGTGGCTGGACGGGGAATACCTGAACATAGGGAAATGCGAACACGGCGAACGGGTCACGCTCGGCTATATGAAGGGATTGAAGACGGGGCTGACCCAGAATGAGAACTCCAATTCGGTCAAATGGTTCACACGGCTGATCCCCGTAGGCTCAGCCAAAAATATTGACCCGTCAAAATACGGCCACACCCATCTGCAACTGCCGTCACGGGACAAGTATATCGACCTGAACACCCAATTGGGCCTGAAGGAGCATCGCGAGGAAGCGGCCTTTCAGGATATATTCCCGCACCGTCTGGGTACGGTATCCTCGGTAAGGTCCGAGGAGCAGACAAATAAGGACGGGAAGAAATACACCGTCTATTATGTCAAGGACAAGGATCTGCCCTTCAATCCGGATGAATACATGATCGGCGACGAGGTGATACACATCACCTTCGAAAGCGGCGACCTCTCCGGAAGGGAGTTCGAGTGCAACTGGCATAACGACACACAGGAGTTCGAGATCATCAACACCTACCCGGACGAGAACACCCAGATACCGGGAGGCAACATCATACCGAACGTCGGTGACACCTATATCCTGACGAACATCCGCATGCCGGATGAGTATTACCCGATAGCGGAAGAACAGTACAAGCAGGCGGTTGACAGCTTCCTGACAGAATACAGCAAGGACATATCCATCTATTCCGGCGACACGGATTACATCCATGTGGATAAAAACAGTGTGCCGTTATCGCTCGGACAAAGGGTGAGACTGGAGGACGCGCAGTATTTCGAGGCCGGGTATCTTGACACCCGCATCACAAGGATAGAGAGGAAGCTGGGCAATCTTTCCGAGGCTTCCATTGACTGCTCGTCGGCGGTCAGTACCTCATGGAAGTCATCCGTGGACTCGACACTGAACAATCTGGAATACACGTTGGCGCAGGAGATGGCGCAGGCGTTTATTCGACTTCTGAAAATGGGAGATACGGAATCCCCCAGTGACTATACCGCCTTCTCCTCCCTGAGATCACGTAATGAATTTATCAACAAGAGAAATCCTGATATCGCCAATGAGCTGATCACTTTTTTGAAAGGTCTTTTGGTGGGTAAGAACGGAAGCGGTTGGACTGTATTGGAAGATGGTACGACACAAGCTGTTGTTGACCGCTTGTATGTGAAGATTAAGGCTGTCTTTGACGAGCTTGAAGTAAAGAAGAAGACGCATGTTGGTGGTGAACAGATCATATCTCCGGCCGGTATGAAGTGTGTCAGGGTGGAGGAACTTGATGAGAGCTACCGTTGTTTCTTTTTGTCGGAAGTTGATGGAGTGACAATCAATAACGAATTTACAGTAGGTACATTAGCATTAGCCCAAGAATTTAACATTAAAGAAGGGACATCCCACAATGTATCCAACCGCTACTATTGGCGTGAGGTGACAGGTGTAGGATCTGACTATATTGACTTGAGCAAAACCAATGCCGACAAGGACAGTGATGTTCCGGCTGCCGGTGATGATATCATCGGGCTTGGGCATTTGACGGATATCACCCGTCAGGCAGCTATAATCCTTTCGTCTGTTAATGAAACTTCGCCTTCCATTATTTTTTATCAAGGTATCAACTCTTTCTCTCTTGCCGGGAAAGAAGTCATCGGGCTGGGCTTTGACAAGTCCACCGGACACGCTTATATCAATGTGTATGGTGATGCCTATATCGGTGCCAAGGATGAGAGCACTTACATCCGTTATAGCCAGAAAGGCGGTGTTGATATCAAGGGTATGTTTCATATCGAACAAGGTTCCACTGGATGGCGTAATATGGAAGGTCTTCCGGATGAGATACAGGCGGCTGCCGATCTGGCCCAAAAGGCTCAGGATGCGATAGACAATGCGGCTGTCGGAAGTGTCAATCTGTTGCGTAACTCCGGGTTTACCGGGGATTATGAAAGTGAGACATTGTCCTCTGATACTCAATTGTCTGCTGATACCGAATTATATAGCAAGCAATTAAAGTATTGGACGGGAGTGGCTACCGTATCTGCGGACAGTGAGGCTGTTTCCGGATATTCTGCTGCAATAGGCAGCTTATCCCAGTCCGTATCATTGATTAAAGGGGAAAGTTATGTTATCAGTTATAAAGCAAAGGGTACGTCTGTGTCTGTTTCGTGCGGTTCTTTCAGTGTTTCTCAGCCTCTCACATCCTCTTATCAGAGATATATCCATAAGATTACCTTCAATGGCAGTGGTATATTTCTTATCAGTGGTACCGCAACCGTTTGTGACCTTCAATTAGAGCGTGGAACCATCGCTACCGATTGGAAACCGTCCATTTTGGATAACGACAAGGCAACAGCCGGTTTTCAGTCAATCAATTATATCGCCAGTGCGATCAAAGATGGTTCTGTGGATATCCTTGGTGGTTTGATATTGGCCAATATGATTCAGTTAGGTAACTACAAGGATGGCAAGTTACAGAAGGTCACTGCCGGAGTAAGCGGCATATACAATGACGATGATGATGTGGCATTTTGGGCAGGTGGCACGCTTCAACAGGCTATATTAACCGTAATGAGGTTTCGTAATGATCCTAATTACCAGCCTACGGATGAAGAATGGGCGAATATGGCAAACTTTGTAGCTACTCATGGCGGTAATGCTTTTTTTCGTGGATATATCTATGCTTTGGGCGGATATTTCCGGGGAAAAGTTGAAATAGCCAATGGTAAGATACTGTTGAATGAGGATGGTTCCGGGCAGCTTGCCAATGGGAACATTAAATGGGATGCAGAGGGAAATCCTGAATTTGTCGGGAAAGTGAAAGTTTCCTCACCGTCAGGTTACGAGATAACCATATTCCCTGAGGATGAATATGGGAGACCGTCAATTGATATTCATGATAATGATGGTAATTCGCTCTTAGATATATCCCTTCAATACGGATTGAGCGGTATGGTTCCCCGTATTTTTATGAATGATCCTTCCAATAGTGATGTATTGTATTTTCGCCCGGACAGTATGGTTGTTGAGCAAAGAGGAAGTGACGGTTATATATATCAGAGCCAGATAATGGGAGGACGCATAATTATGGTTAAGGGATCTGAGATTGTATGGGATCAGAGCGTATTGCCAAAGTAAAATGAAGTGATATGGAACTTAATAGTATTAATAAAACAGGTACTTGGAGTGAGGCGGTAGATCGTCTTAACAACAACTTCAGCAAGACCTCCACTGAAGTGGAGAAGGTCAAGCAGAACGCTATACGCAACAAGGGATTGTTTTCTACGGAAGAAGCATTGCATGCTGCTGTCCCATCTCCAGTTGTGGGCGACTGGGCTGTCGTGGGGGATACCATACCCGGTCCTATATATGATTGCAAGATAAAGGGGAAATGGAGTCCTACAGGAACAACCGGAGGCGGTGGAAGTGTTGACCTTTCCGGCATCTTGACAGCCGAGGAGATAGATGATGTAACATCAATATTATAGGTATGAAAATTAATTATCAGTCCGATTTTAAGATCATAGAGAAGAACTTGAATGGGGATGTGAATACTCCCTTCC